GTTAAGCTCTTCTAAGCGTCTATACCCCACAATCTCTTGGAACGAGCGGTGACCCATCGTCTGTTGGCGTACTACAGCATACCTGTTCTGGAAAGCAAAGTAACTATTATAGCCCAAGGCCATTGGGGCCAAGAACGAGCACTGACTGAACAAATCCATAGGGCTCTTTGTAATGGGGGATCCCGTCAGGATGCGGCGGTACTTGGCAAACTTTTGCAGAACTTGGAGGTTTTTTGTACGCGCTGCCTTACGGTTTTTAATCGTAGTGCTTTCATCCACAATCATCATGTTGTTTGGGTTCTGGACAAGAAATCGTCCCGCAGTCTTTGCGCCCCGCTGCGTAGAAAAGGCTTCGACATTCATTACAAATATCTTCAGACCATCAAAGTCCTCCATGATAAACTCTTCTAGCATAGCCATGTAAGTTTTGGTTGTCTTTGGATCCCAACGCACGATGCTGCGCGTAATGCTCTCCGGTAAGTGCGCAGGAAACTCACCCTTCACCCAGTTATCGTACACGCCCTTTGGAGCTATGACCAAAGCCGCATCCAGTTCGCCCTGCTCATAAAGAAGTCCAATGTTATCAATGGCTACCTTGGATTTACCTGTACCCATTTCCATAAACAAAGCATAATACTCCGCAGCCCACGATTCGTTGAGCGCATCCGCTTGGTGTTTAAAAGGTTTTGTTTTAAAGTTGTAGTTCTGCATCTTTTTCTCCTTGACTATGGGATAAGATACAACTATATGGGAATATGTCAAGGCTCGTAAAAGGAGTCTTTAACCACGAAAAACGGAAAATGAAAAATGAATGATATATCGGAACTAATGGAAGCGGACTTTGAGTCCAATTTCGCAAATCCTCTTGAAAAAACCAATAACTCAGCTTTGTCCACAGTGTCAAAGTTGGCTCGTGCTATCAAGGCCAAAGAGCAGGAAGTCCAGTCTCTGGATGACCAGCTTAAACTTGCCAAAAAAGAATTGCTCAAGTTGACAGATGAAGAATTGCCTGCCTCTATGGCAGAGGTGGGTCTTGCATCATTTACCTTGGACGATGGTTCGGAAGTAAACATCAAGCCAACGTATGGTGCTTCGATTTTAGTAAAGAACCGTGAAGCCGCTTATGAGTGGCTACGCGACAATGGCTATGACGATATTATCAAGAACACAGTTTCTTGTAGTTTCGGCAGAGGCGAAGACGACAAGGCTTCGGCCTTTAAGGCTTTCGCTTCGAAAGAAGGTTATTTGGCTGAACAAGCTACGGGTATTCATTCTTCAACCCTTCGGGCGTTTGTCAAAGAACGTGTTGAAAACGGAGATGAATTTCCAATGGATTTATTTGGGGCGTATGTAGCACAACGCGCTGTTATTAAGAGAGGAAAAGCCTAATGGGTAAAGTTGCTAAGAAACAAGAAACAAATGTTGTAGAGTTTGATATCTCTATGATGGAAGCCGACGCAAGCGTTGGTGTTTCAAACATGGGCCAAGACGATCTGGCCCTGCCATTCCTTAAAATCTTGTCAGGGTTAGACCCCTTGCTTGATGAGTTGGATGAAGCCAAGCGCGGTGATCTATACAACACCGTCAGCGGTCAAATCTACAAAGGAAAAGAAGGCGTCATGCTGATCCCTTGTGCATACCAACGTCGGTTTATCCAGTGGGCTCCAAGGGGCGCAGGAACGGGGGCACCAATCGCTATCTTTGATACGGCGCAGGATTGCCCAAAGACAGAGCGCAGCAAAGACGACAACAAAGATTACGTTGTCGGCGGAGATGGCTCGTACATTGAAGAAACCCATCAGCATTTTGTAATACTGGTGGGCGCAGATGGTTCGGCGGAAACGGCTCTGATCGCCATGAAGTCAACCATGCTCAAGAAAAGCCGCAAGTGGAACAGCATGATTGCGTCCGCTACGGTTCAAGGCAAGAACGGTCCCTTCACTCCACCGCGCTTTGGTTTTATCTATCGCGCAAAAACAGTGATGGAAGAAAACAGCAAAGGTAGTTGGCACAACTGGGAAATCTCGCGAGAGAAACAGGTGGACGATGCCGCGCTGTATGTTCGGGCAAAAGACTTCTCTACAACCATCGACACAGGTGATGTTGTGGTCAAGCACCAGAACGAAGAGGCGCAGAACAAGTCGGACGACGTTCCATTTTAATGCAACGGGCGGCGCAAGCCGCCCACCTTTTCTGAGGTATCAATGTCTGTCCAACAATTCTCAGCCATCTTTGATGGCCTGCAAGAGGCATACGGCACTTATCGCGTAGATAAAAAGCAGGCTAACGGGAAAAATACTGGCAAAGCACAAATCATTCGGGAGCCACGCTCCGCGAAGCTATGGCGGGAGCATCTTTCTGGTAAAGGTGCCTCAATGGGTATCATCCCCATTAACGCCGAAAACAAATGCAAGTGGGGGTGCGTAGACGTAGACCAATATCCCCTTGATCATAAATTACTGGTAGAAAAGATCCGCAGGCTCAAGCTGCCTTTGGTGGTATGCCGCTCCAAATCAGGCGGGGCTCACTGCTTTCTGTTCTCTATCGAATGGGTCGAAGCTTCTGACATGCAGAAGGCCCTGCAAAATATTGCCGCGGCCCTTGGCTATGGCGGTAGTGAAATCTTCCCAAAGCAAGTCAAGCTGCACCTTGACCGTGGAGATGTAGGTAACTTTCTTAACCTACCGTATTACGACGCAGAAGAGGGGCTACGCTACGCTATCTTAGATGACGGCACCTCTGGTACTCTGGAAGAGTTTTTGGCGCTGTACGAGGCGCATAAGCAAACACCGGAACAGATCGTCAATCTGCAAGTAACCCAAGAAAACGATAGCGAGGCCTTTGCCAACGGTCCGCCGTGCCTAAAAGCTTTAGCGCGTATCAAAATATCAGAGGGTGGGCGCAACAACGGCCTGTTCAACGTTGGTGTATATCTGCGTAAAGCGCACCCCGACACGTGGGAGACAGAAATCCTGCGCTATAACAACGATTACTTTGAACCGCCCCTGCCTCTTAACGAGGTCAACGTGGTCGCAAAGCAAGTGCAGCGTAAAGAATATGCTTACAAGTGTAACGATGCGCCCATCAATGCTTACTGCAACAAGGATCTATGCCGTACCCAACGGTTTGGTATCGGAGCCGCAGCGTCAGGGGTGCCCGTAGCAAACCTGCGCAAGTACAACTCCACGCCGCCTGTGTGGTTCTTGGACGTCAACGGTGAACCCTTAGAGCTAGACACCGATGGTCTAATGAACCAACCCTCGTTCCAACGGGCCTGCATGGAGCAACTTAATCTCATGCCGCACACTGTAGCCAAGCCGCAGTGGGAAGGGCGCATAAGTTCCTTGCTAAGAGAAATGGCAGAGAATGACAGTGCTATCGTAGAGGTCGCTCAAGATGCCAGTATCAACGGGCAGTTCTACGATTATCTGGAAGAGTTCTGTGTCTTACTGCAAACCGCGCAGGACAAGGAAGAAATCCTACTCCGCCGCCCGTGGACAGATGACGAAGAGCAAATGACTTACTTCCGTTTGAAAGACTTCGAAGCCTTTCTAAAAAAGAATAAGTTCTTTGAACTCAAGTCGCACAAGATTGCTCAACGCCTACGGGACATTAACGGCGAAAGCATGTTGCTTAAAATCAAAGGTCGCCCTGTCCGCGTATGGAAGATACCTGCCTATGACAACGGTGACGTCGAACTGGCTACTCCAATCTTTGCAGCGAAAGGGGAGGCACCTTTCTGATGTTTAGAATATTTGGACCGCCCGGAACGGGCAAGACTACCACTCTACTAAATATGGTAGACAAAGCTTTGGAAGCAGGCACCCCACCACAATCTATAGGGTTCTTGGCCTTTACCCGCAAAGCGGCAACAGAAGCAAAGGAACGCGCTGCGGCGCGTTTTCGTTTGGACCCACAAAAGGATCTGCAATACTTTCGCACCCTGCACAGCTTTGCACTCTCCCTGTCAGGAATCCGTCCAGAACAAATCATGCAACCTGAGAACTATAAAGAACTCAGCGAAGCAATGGGCATCAAACTGGAGACAGGTCGCGTCAATCAATTAGAAGAAGACGTCCAAGATGCCGTCAAAGCCAGTGACCCCATCCTTGGGCTCATCAACCTCGCGAGGCTGAAGAAGACTTCTTTGCGTAAGGAGTACAACCTTAGCAGCCTGCAACACGATTGGAACACCGTCAACCATGTGGACCGCTCGCTGCGCTCCTACAAACACGAAAGC